CCTTGTACCACGATTGCAGGCGCGGGATCAGGTCTCCGTAGTCGACTGGCCCTCGGTCTTCTGTCTCTCCATCGTCGCATTGAGCGCCTTCGTGGCGACGGTAAAAAAAACGGCAACCACCTTCTGTTTCTTTTCGATGGATATTTTAGCGGCCACATCATGCGGTATGCCGATAAGGACGGTTTCGACCATTTCATTGAGGCCGTTCTCGAACGCCTCGAACTCTAGCCCATCGAGGTCTGACGCCTTCTCAGCCTGCTCCGCGATGGCCGAATATTTCTTGATGAACTTGGAATACTTCACGAGGCCCATGTCCTCATAATCGAGCAGCTCATAATCCTTGCCGAACACGGTTACGATTTCGCGCTCAGGCGCAACATCGTCAATTGTTAGAATTGCCTTTTTTGCCATATTTCCCTCCTAGGAAATGCCAGGGGAAGTTAATCCCCTGGCTACGGTTGTGTTGCTACTACTAGGCCGATGGGGTGACTGCAATGGACTTTGCCACGCAGGAAACGCCCTGGGAATCCTTGAGAGCCGTGGTGACGATAACGGTATGTGCCGCCGCAGTAAGCGAGGAAAGTGCAACAACCAAAGTCGGAGTCGCCGAGGCAGCGCCAGGGGTGAAAGAGACGGGGGTAAGGATCGCGTGAGAGCTGTCTAAAATAACAAAGACGTTGAGCGCTGAGGCGTTTGCCACAGCGGAAGATCCTCCGCCGGCCTTGGCGAAAGTGAGAGTAATAGTCTTGGCCGAAGCAGATCCAACGCCAGAGGTCAGGGTGAACGCTCCCAGGTCGGCCGATCCGGACTGAACCACGGTCGAGAAGAAGCCGGACACGAGCGCGGCGGCCACATTCGCGTCGTCGGTCCTGATTTTGAATTCCCATGCGCCGGTGGATACCAAGGGGAAGAACTCGGCCTTGAGGCTCTTGCGGCGCAGCGCCACGGTCTCGGCCTTGGTATCGTTCGCCTCGTCGTAGGGCATAAAATAGCCGTTGAATAGCCAGACATAGGTGTAGACGTTCGATCCGGTATGCTTGACTTTATAACCCAGAGCAAGGCGGGGCGGCTGATCGTTTTCGTTCTTGACGATTCCGCCCGCCGCATAGGTGTGGCCGAAGATTTCCGCCTCGGCTTCAGGCGAAATGTCATTCAAATCCACGGCCACATCGATTTTCCCGATGCTGGCCAGGGCGTGCTGGGCCGCGTCGTCGTCTCCGGCGAGCTTTACGACGGAAGGGTTCGGGTTGACCGAAATCTTCCCCAGTCCAGCGAGGGGCTTGACGGCCCCGAAGGTGGCAGCCCCGCCTTTGACATCAGTTCCGGCGTTCATCAGCGCATAGACGAGGTCGCTTGCTCCGAAGGCCGGTCTAGCTGCATAAGCCATACTTAGACTCCTTTATACAAGATCCTCGGCGCACAGTGTTCGCCGGTATCTTGATGTTTTGTGTTTGACGTTCAGGTCCGCGTCAGGGACATCCGCAGAGAACTCTCGCGTGTAGAAAAGGCCCATCATTACAGTGTGCAATGCTTCGTCGATCGCAGAGGTCGAGCCGCCTGAGACATAGATGTCGAAGATGAAAGTCGAATCGGCGGCCAGCGGCACATTGTCGGCGAAATGCGCGTCGGCGTTGTTCGCCTCGGTGTAAATCAAACAGGGGAAGGATGCGATCACCCCGGGATGTTGAGGCAGAAGATGCGAGGCTCCCCCGATAAGCGCCACGAGCGCGGTGTCTGCGAGAAGCTTTCCCACGAGCCAGGATTTGATGGTCATGTCTCACTTCCTGCGGCTTCCGGGTTCTTTACTACGCTCTTGAGCTTGTTCTTGATCCACTCCTTGTTGCGCTCTATAGCAGGGACCATAAATGGACGCGGCGCCATGCGTTTAGTTCCAAACTCAAGATGGGGCGCATATTCGACATTAGTCCCGACATAGGCGGCAGACTCTCCGCCGTCGTGTTCGATTCTGTGGGTAATTGAGGCCCGTAGGCGCCCGGTATCCACCGCAGGGGCTTCCCCTGGTGCCGATGGTCCGTTCGGGGTCATATTCGCCTTGATGTCGCGTTCCACTTTAATAGCGCAAGTATTGAGCGCTTTCTGCATATCCGAGCTTATGCGCTCGCCCTTGGCGCGGAATTTGGCCTGGAGGGCTTTCACCTGGTCGGCGATGTCGGCATTAAGATCGAAACTCATGCGCCGCCCCCTTGCACTGGAACGAGCACAAGCTCGGTATGCGACGGCCAGACATTAAGCGCGACAATGTCGTATTTTACCGTTCCGTCGTAGAGCCTACGCCCACGCTGTAACTCGGGATCGTTGGCGCATAGAAATAGCTTCGCGTCCGCCCCGCGCCCGGTCACGCCATAGAGCTCGCACTCCTGCTCGGTAAGGCTTTTAGGCTGGAAGTTTCCCGCTCGACCCTTCACCCCGTCAGAAACCAGCACGCCTCCGTCGGTCACAAGAACGCCCCCATCGGTAACGGCATGAACTTTCGCCCATGTCTTGACGGGGTTGTTCTCGCTGTCGTAGGTAAGCACTGCCTCGTAAAGGTCCAGGGTCTTATTGCGGATCATGCGGCATACCTCTTGTAGCCCCGCAGCGCCTTCTTAAGCTCATCGCTAAGGAGCCCGGCCCCTGGCGCGAAGGTATAGGCGACGCCGCCCTCCTTGATGGAGGTGAGTCCGTTCGCGCCTTTCTCGTTCAAGGAGTAGCGCTCAAGGACGGCCGCCTCGGCAATCTCCTGGAGGTCCAGAGGAAGCGAGGCGGCGGCGCCCTCGACATAGCCGGCATCGTCGGGGAGGTAGTATCCTGCGTCGTAGGTCACGAGGATGTCCCTGTCGCCCTCATAGGCGTCGGGGATTAGCCCTCGGGATAGCGTGGCACCGTTCCAGCCTTGCGGCCGGTAGATACGTCCCGCGGCGGCATCTGCCGCGCTCATGTAGTAGTCCACGTTTACGGTCAGCAGGATGCCGCCCAGGGTAACGCTCGTAAGCGTCTGGATCGGCCACTGCTTGAGATAGAGATAGGTCTGGCCGTTGACGGCATAAGGCTCGGCGGTGTAGGTCGCTCGCTTGAATATACGTCCGGTCTCGCGCCGTATGGCGGCGCTTGCCTTCGTGATGATGAATTCAAGCAAGGCGTCCTGTGTCGTGTCGCTCGTTTCTATTCCCAGGAGGAGCTTCACGTTCGCCAGGGTGCAGAGTCCGTCAACGGCCGACATTTACGCTATCTCCCGTAGACAGTTGCGGGGCCGGTGTCCACATCCTTGTCGAACAGGACTACCTCGCAAGAGACCTGATTTTTCGGGGAGCTGCCGCCCGTGTAGGTCGTATCCTCGACAATGAGGATGTAGCGATTCGCCCCGGAGAGATCGACCTCATACTGCGCGATTCCGGCCGCTTTGATGTTCTTCGCCGTCTCGAGGACGGCGTAGTCCGCGGCGGTGCCACCATTGGAGGCGGTATCGTCCTGCATTTTCAGCGCGGCGACGGCTGCCGAGGGGCTGCCGTCGGAGGCTTCATAGCTGAATATGACAAGGGCGGAGTTGTAGCCGAGGCGGTCGATGACCGCGCCAGTGATCTCCGTGCCGTCAGAGAGGGTAGAGGGAAAGCCCTTCACGGCGGTCAGGCGTCCCATTCTGTTCACGATGCTCATGTGTTCATCCTTTGCGCATTACGCGCTTTGGGGCAGGATCACTCCCACCCCGGTTGAATTACGATACCGAGAAGGTCCCGTGTACGAATGCTTTGGGCTGCTTCACAGCAAAGTCTAACTCCGCAAGGATTTTCACGACGGTCTCGTCCCGCTGGAAAGCGCTATAGGTAGTGGCGCCTGAAACGTAGGTGGCTTCCTTGGATATCTGGAGCTCCATGTCGCGGCCCACGCCCCAGAGGAAATACCACCAGTCCGCGAGGATGAGGTCGGCGTAGTCGGTCGCGGTGTCGGTGTAGCTTGCCAGGGTAGTATCGATGAAGGGGATGCCCTCGAGGGTTTTGTCTTTGACCATCTCGTCGCGGTAAAGGTATTTTCCGTCGGTGGCCTTGAGCTTCTTGATCCAGCTCTTCATCTTGGGGCTCATGATCCAGAAGGGCTTGAGCATTTTGACGTTAGCCTGTTCGAGCAGCGATACCATGTCCACGACAAGATCGGCGGTGATCGCAGTGCTGGAAGATCCTAGGGTCTGGATGCCCGACTGAAGCGTGATGCCCTTGGGCTGGTAGGCCGATCCGGTGCCATAAAGGGCGGCGGTGTTGATCGCATCGGCGAACACTTCCTGGAGATTCCCGGCGACGATACTTTGCACGGCGGCGGGAGAGTAGCGCAGGAGGCTGTTGGAGATCGGAACATAGGCCGAGCCCTTCTTCGCGGCGAGCTTCACCTCGTCAAAGGTCATGCCCGTTTTGTCGTTGACGGGATTCTCAGCGCCCCAGGTAAAGCTGGCGGACGAGGCCCCGCGACCGAAGTCCAGCGATCCGTTCGGCATGGGATACTTCGTCAGGCCGATCTTGTCGAGGAAGGTGTTGGCGTAGAGCGGATCGATGAACTCAGCGGAAAGATGCTGCGGGATAAGGAATCCGCCCGTAGAGGGGAGGCCAGCCTCCATGCCCTTCTGGATGTAGCCGTGGAGCTCCTTGTCCGCGTCGTACTGCTTCTTTGCGGCAAAGAGCATCTTCTCCGGATCGCACTGCCCGAAAGCCGCGACTGTGATAAGCCGCGAAAGCTTTTGTATGGGCGAGAGCGCCTTCGTGCCCGAGGATTCCTCGCGCTTGCGGTTTTCCTCGTAGACTTCCTGAAACTGGGCGCGGAGGGCGGTCTTGTGCTCGTCCTCCTTCGCCTTGTCCGCGGCTGCCTTCTCGGCGAGCGCGGCCTCGACGGCGGCTTTCGATCCGTCGTCAATCATTTTCTTGAGCTCAACATCGGTGATCTGCATATTTGATCACTCCTTGTTGCGGGATTGGCCGTTCTTCGGCTCATCGAACTCGTATACACGGGTATCGATGATTTCGATTATGCCCTCGGCGTTCTTCGCCTCTGGCGTGGTTCCTTGCTTTGGGGCTTCGTTTTCCCCCTCATCTTCTTCGTCGCCCTGGTCCAAGTCTCCCACGAGGGTGGCGTATTCGCCCCGCGCCTCATCGAGGATTCTGTTGCACTCGTCCAGCTTCCCTCGGATTGTTCGGAGCGATGTGAGCGAGGCGGCGGAGAGGCGGCGGCCCTGCTTGGCGGTCGCCTGGAAGCTCTTAATGACGGTCTCGTCCACCTTTGCGGATCTCATGATCGCCACCGCGTTGGCGTTGGCGGGAACCGGGACTATGGACAGCTCCATAAGTTCCTGCTCGACGAATTTCCTCCCGGTATAGTGTCCGTCGCCGTCAAGGATCGGCTCGACCTTGATTCCACGGAAGCCGACGGACACCGCATTCAAAAGGCCAAGCTTGGCGAGGTTGTAGACAGAGTCCACAAAGAGGGCGTGCTCGGAGGGCTCGCCCTCGGGGGAAATATCCTTGATCGCGGGGAATGACACGTCGATGACGAGTTGGCGGGCGGCCACATCAATAAAGACTTTCTCCGCCTTGCCGACAGGAAGCTCTCCGTAGTCGTGGCCGTAAAGCACAACCGGGTTCTTCAGGTAGTTGTCCAGCTTCCAGCCAGTCGCGGTAACGATGTCGCCATCGCGGTCGAGGCTTTCGTCAGAGGCGATGAAGCGGATGATGCGTTCGCCCTGCGTCGCGGCCTTGACGGTCAGCGTTCGGATTTCATTCATGCCGTTCTCCTTGCTACCTTGTGGGTAACGGCCTTCGTCGTGACACGAATCGCGCGGGTCAGGTTCCGCTCGAAGTTCTCCCGGAATCGGCGCTTGACCTGGGGGAAGAACACGCCCAGGACGCGGCGCCAAAGCGGATAGCGGAACGCGGCCCGCTGCTCGGCCATGGTGCGCTGCGCCACTTCCTCAACGCGCTTTCGCGCGGCCTTCATCTTACGGGCGCCCATTTAATCGCCCCAAGTGTCAAAGGCGACGGCGGCGCGGACCCAGGTATCGGTCGCCGTGCAGAGGTAGATATATGTTCCATCCTGCGCCCATTGGCCCTTCGTTCCGGCTGCTGTGGCGCTGGCCGGCGCGGCGACGAGACAGAGCGGATCAGTCAAGGCATCCTGCTTTCCCGCAAACGTGGCGAAGTCCTCTTTTTTCAGATAGCCGTCTGCCTCGGCCGTGGCTGCAGCGAGCGCGTCTTGCTTTGCCAGGAAGGTGGCGAAGTCTTCTTTGGTGAGGTAGCCGTCTGCCTCCGCAGTCGCGGCGACGAACTTTGCGTAAAGCTCAGTGAACATATCATTGATCGCGGCCCTGATTACCGCTCCCGCCGCACCGTTTTCTATCGTTATTTTGGCCATGGTTCAGTCCTTCCAGACGTGGGTGTCGTCCCAGACGTCCGTATCGATCCAGATATACCTGATCCCGGCGAAGCCGAGCGTATCAGTCGAAGCCAGAAGCGAGCGGTCGGCGCCGAGAGGCGCGGTGTTGTCGCCTGCGTTCATCACACGCCCCCGATGTAGAGGATCGCCGAGCCCGAGGCGAGCTGTACGGAGGCGAATTTCCCGTACAGCGCGAAGTTGGCCCCGAAGGCGAGCCCGTCCAGCGTTCCGGTTATGGGCGCTGAGGCGTCGGCCACGATCTCGGTCACGACGGAGTCGGAAAGGAATTTAATCACCGCAAAGCATGTTCCGGCGGCGGCCTCTGCCTTGGTTGTGTCGGAGACTACTACCATCCCCGCTTGTCCCATCGAGGCTTGCAAAATGTCGGCCTGGTTTATGATGGTCAGGTCGTTTTTAATTAGCTCGCCATTCGCGGCGGCCTGGCTGTTTTTCATGGCTACTCCTCAAGCACGGGTAAAACCGTGCATCTGCACTGAATCACATTTCCGGCACTCCCTGACGGAGCGCCTGGATACATAAGCTCTTCACCATCAACTATGAACGGTTCATCAATCCCTACTATCTGGCCGTTCGCCTCAATATGTGCATCCCGCGTTCTGTCGTCCTGCGTGGCAAGCCATTCCTTTTTCGTCACGCCTTCGCCCTTGTAGACCTCGAACTCGCCATAGTTGACCGATGACATTGTCTCCGTTCGCGCGATGGTCTGGGCGCGGCTCTTGCTCATGTTGTCGTAGATTCCGTCTGCGGCATCGCGGATCCTTGCGGCGATCTTCGGCATTGATTCCCCGGCCTGGACGCCCTCGGATATCTCGCCACGCAGCGTTTCAAGGAGCGCCTGTCTGGTAGTCTCGTTTATTTCCTTGGCCTTCAAGAGCCCGGCGGCATCAACCCAGGCATTGAATTTCTGGTTGTAGAGCGAGAAGTCGATGGTTCCACCTAGAACCTCATGGGCAAGCTCGAAGCCCTGCTTCATGGAGTTGAGCCACGCGGGGGCAAGGCCGGATTTCACGGCGGCATCTGCGCTCTTGCCAAGCACTTTCCGACACGTTCTTTCAATGGCCCCCTCGAAGTCGCGGGAGCCGCCTAACTCATCTTTGAAAGTGTCATGGAATAGTTTTGCCTGAGAGTCGGCCAGTTTCTTTACAGCCTTCGTAAATAGCCCTTCCCCGGCGGTGGCCGAGGCATCAAAGGTCTTCCAGATCGCGGCTTTTTGTTCCGTGCTAAACTTTCCCTTTTCGGCCTTTATGATAGTGAAGTCGATGGTCTTGGCCTGTGGTTCTTCCTGTGGCTCGGTCGCCTCTGGCTCTGGCTCCTGTTCCGGTTCCTGCTTCTGGCCGGCGCGAACTTCCGTCAGTCCGAAGGGGATCACGTAGACATCATCCCCTGGCTCTACCGGATAGCCCATGGCCTTCTTCCAGTCGGAGCGTTTGAGCATTCCGCGCTCTACGCCGGCGTTCACCTTCGCCAGCTTGAACGCCTCATCCTCCGGCACCGTGTTTTTGTGCCGGTAGACTATGCGATTGTCGTAATCGCAAGCGATGAGTTGGCGCGTGATGGTCGCGTCAAGGGAAGCAAGCTCGGGGGCTAATACATTCTTCGTGAGTAGATAAAACGCCGCATCAATGGTTGAGCGATTGGAGTTTTCCAGGATCCCCATAATCTCCGGGGGAAGTTGTTCGTGCTGATTCGCAATGTCGCGCATGAATTTCCGGGATTCAACAAAGTCCATTTCGCGGGCCGAGTCTGACAGCTTTTCGATCTTCGCATCCTGCCACGTTAAAAACGCCGGAGCTCTGGCGCGGAGGAATGAACCTACGCGCTCGAACCAGGATTGCTTTAGCTGATTCACTTCTTCAGCGTTAGCCCCGGGTGCGTGTATGGCAATAGGCGGGGTGGCATCGTTGTAGAAGTAGTTTTTCTGGTACTTCGCGGCAAGCTCGTCGGCTTCGTACTCGTCCAGCATATTCTCGGAGCGCCCGCGGCCCCGCGAATAGGGGTCGGCGACGTTCGGGCTCTTAAACCAGACAATATCCTCTGGTGCGGCCTTGATCGTAGAGCCGCCCGCCACGCCGTAAGGAATGAAAAGGAAATAGGGGGAGCGGTAGCTCGGTGTCTCCAGGCACCAGCTTTTCGGCATGATGTAGAGCGATTCAATGGCCGATCCGTTCCGGATTTTCCACCAGTACGCTTCCCCGGTCACGCGCTTATAGACATAGGTCAGGTACATAAGGACGGCGCCGTCAATCTCGGGATAGGCGGGGCAGGGGTTCATGAGCAGGTCAATCGCCGGATGGTTCTTGATCGGCTGCGCCTCGTCGGGAGACTCGTCCCAGGCCGCCTTGTTATAGAGCGCCCAGGGCGTGCCCGCGATATGCTGCGCCTTGATATCGATAGCGTCCATGCGGGGCGAGGTATGGTACAGCTCAAGGAGGGATGAGACGTTCGCCTCCGGGGCCTGGGACCATAGCTTTTGGATGCCGCCTTTCTTTCGGTCGAACTCGGGGCGGCGATTGACTGCCATTTATTTCCTGCCCTTCCTGGCTTTCGGCTGTGCGGGCTTTATCTCGGGCGCCGCGGCGGGCTTCGTCTCGACAAGCGCTGGCTTCTCGGGCACGGGCTTCGGCGCTTCGGGCTTCGGGTATTGCTTCTCATGGCATTCGGTACACTTGCCGTCCGAGTAGTCGTAGTGACGGCCGCATACCGATTTTCCGCACTGGCGGCACTTGAGAACGCTGGGGTATCCGCAGATATAACAAGACATATTCGGCTCCTAGAGAATGGCGAAGGCTGGCCTGGACAGGCTTTTTTCCACAATCCCGGTCAGCGCATCGAAGGCATCGTCGTGAGTCCATTTCCCGCCACGTCCGGCGCGGGTGACATCCTCGTAAAACTTAGGCCAGCGGTACTGCCAGCCCTCGGGGAATAACACGCAGTTGCAAACACTTGTCGCGTTGGAGAGAATGCGCGCCTGCTTGTTGGCCGCCTGATGGAACCACTCGACCATTGTCTGATTGTTTCCGTTAGCGCGAAGTATTTTCTCGACAGCCCGCGCAAAGCCGCGCCCGCCGTTGTTCGACTCAATGTAGGCTCGCTGAACCTTGCGCTCGGTAAGCGTCCTGGCCATCTGCGGCTCGGTCGTTTCCATCGCGTCTTGTGTGTAAATCACGTCAAGGACGTAGGCAAGCCCGGAGGCTACACCGTAGGTGATCGAGGCGAGATAGTCCGCGCCCTCGTCGGCGGTATCGGTGTAGTTTTCAGTCTTTGCGAATTTCGGCGCATCCTCGATGCGGTATGTTTTTAGGGCAGGGTAGAGCTTGTCTGTCGAGTCGTATGGCTTCTGGTCGTAGTTGGCGGCATGGATGACGGGATCGGTCTTTTCCCTGCGCTCGATGTAGGTGGCGGCGTCCAACACGGAGGGACAGAGCATATCGGCATCGGTCGGCGTCTCGGCCCCGGTTGCGTTCGCGGGCATGAGGATGACGTGCCATTTCTCTGGCTCTCGCTCTAATAGCTTCCCGCAGAGGTCGCCAGTTGCCCAACGTGTCATTATGATAAGCTGCTTGGCCCCGGCTTCAAGGCGAGACAGGAATGTATTTACATACCAGTCCCAATGGCCTTCTAGTGTATTTTCGTTGAAGGCTTCCTCGGAGCTTTTCACAATGTCATCGATAATTCCCCGCGTGCAGCCGACGCCGGTCAAGGTCCCACCGGGAGAGGTGGCCAGGAACGAAAATGGCGAGCCCTCGACGCTCCAAGTCTCATAGCCGCCGTCTCCAGCCTTGACCTTCGTCCGGGGAAAGTAGTCGCTATAAACAAGGCGCGGACCCGCTTTTACTTCCTGCATCGCGTCGCGGACGCCTCGGGCGAATCGCCCTGATAGCTTTTCGTTGTATGAAACGCATGCGTAAGACTGAAGCGGGTCTCGGCCTAATTCCCATTGCACAAGCCCGATGACGGAAATGGTTTTCCCGTGGCGGGGCGGGATATTCAACATAAGATTCCGCACAGGTTTTCCATCGGCCCCCAGTAGTTTATCCTCGACGAAGGCTTGCAGGGTGTCGCAGAGGGTCCGAAGGTGCGGCTTGTCGGGGGTGAAGAAGCGGGGATACTGCATCCGCATATACGAGTAGAAGTCGTATCGTCCTGCTTCGCGGTGGATGTCCGCCGGGTCGTATGCTTTCATAGCCCGACCTCAAGCAAGGCTTCATTCGCAGCCCGAAGCACCGCTTTCTGCTCGTCGGTTAGGTCGCGGTAGTTTGTTTCAATGATCGCACCGGTAATCGCCACCTTCGACCCTTCCAGGGCTTCGCGGACTTCCTTCATAAGCGCGACCTTGGCCGAGTCAGAACCCTTGGAAATAATCGTAGTTACTGCATACTCGAAAAGCTGGACGCCCGTAGCTGGCTTCCCGTCGATGTTGACCTTCGTTTTCTTGGCGAGGAATTTCGCATACATCGCAGAAATGACGGCGCGATCTTTCCTTGCCTTCGCGGAAGCAATGCCACCTTTTCTCCCCATACTCTTCGCTTGCTCTACGCTGGTTATCGGTTTAGGCTTGAGGTTCTGGTCGTTCATGCGGAAGCCTCTTTCATGGAGCCGGCCCGAATTGCATCGGCTGGATTAAGCCGACGGTTTTTTTCCGGCTCCACAGGCTTCATTTCCTCATAGAGCCTCCCGTTATGAGTTACCAGTGGTTGCCTTCCGTTTTCACGGCACCACGTAATGAACCTTGAAACGATTATGTCGCAGTAGTGGGGGTCAAGCTCAACGCCGTAGCAGATGCGTCCGAGCTTCTCGGCGGCTATGATTGTCGTTCCTGATCCAAGGAAAGGATCGAGGACAATATCCCCGCTCTTTGTGCTGTTTTCGAGCTGATAGGCGAAAAGGTCGACGGGCTTCATGGTGGGATGCTCGGCGCTGACCGAGGGCCGGTCGAAGCTCAAAACGGTGGTTTGCTTCCGGTCGCCATACCACACATGAGCGCCACCATCACGCCAGCCATAAAGACAAGGCTCATGCTTCCACTGGTAGTCTTGGCGCCCCAGCACCATGGATTGCTTGTTCCAAATCAGGCATTGCCGAATCTGTAGGCTGGCATCAAAACAAGCAGCGCGGAAGTTGAAGCCTTCTGAATCGGCGTGCCAAATATAAAAAGACGCCCCGGGTTTGATGTTTTCTGCGGCGGCAATAAATGCTTTTTTTAGGAACTCTCGAAACTCCTCGTTTGGCATGGAGTCGTTTTTTATCTTGAGCGCTTCCTTGGTTCCCCCGGTATAGGCCACATTGTAGGGCGGGTCGGTAAGCAGGAGGTCAGCCATTGCCCCCCCCGTTGCCACTTTTACAACATCGGGATCGGTACTATCGCCGCAGACAAGTCGATGCGCCGCGCCGCCGCTGGATAGTTCGTAGACGTCTCCAAGCTGCGTCCTGGTTTCTACATCGTTGCCGGACGGAACCGAGTCATCCTCCGAGGTCTCGCCGTTCTGGTATATTTTCAGTTTCCCTGCAGGAAGTGATAAATCCCCAAAGTCTACTTCCAGCCCTTCCGTAAACTCCATCACGCTATCAATGCTCATCTGCCCATATTGCGAATTAAGCCGCAGGAGCTTCTGCTTTGCCTCGGCTTCGTCCTCCGCGTCGATATAGGCAACAGGAAACTGGGGGAGGGCAATACCCTGGCCGGATAACTCCCGCAGCGCTTGAATCCGCCCGTGTCCATCAAGGCAATAATTCCGGCCGTTATAAGCCCATACGAAAAAAGGGAACGAAAAGCCATAGGTCAGAATCGATTTTATGATTTGCTCAATATCGCGCTTGGTACGCTTTTTTAGGGTACCCTGGAATTCCTCGATTACTTCAAGGG